GCTGCGATCGCACTCAAGCTGTCACCAGAGCGCACTGTGTAGGTCGTCGTTGCTGGCTGAATGGCGTTCTGCTTAGCAGTCGCTAAAATCTCAACGTTTGAGCGATCGATCCATGACATGATACCGACAAGTAAAACTTTGTTGCCGTTTGTTTGGATAACTTCATAGCTATTTCCTTTGACCCAGTTTGGAATACCCTCACCATTGCTCCAAGTCTTAGCACTGAAGTTCACTTTGACTGTGTATCCAGTAGTGATATCTTTTTTCGGCGTGTTATCTGCTTGAATCCCTTCTTTGACTGCTTCTGGTTTCGTTACTGGTCGTTCAGCATCACCGTGTTTGTACCCTTTCTTGGTAATACCTAACAAATCAACATTGTAGTCCAAGCCACCAGCCCGACCAGTCGAAGTAAATTGCCAGATCGCAACTCCCGGCATACTTGGAAAATATCCCCACAATGGTCTAGTTCTAACTTGCATATCAGCATAGGATGCGATCCAAAGAGAATTAGGAAATTCTGATAGGATGCGATCTAACTGTAGGTGGTTAGCGATATAGTATTTACCAGAATACAAAACTGGCGTATAGCCAGCATCCCTAATCCGACGCATACCATATAAAACATTATCTGTATTAGCCTGCGCGCTAGGTCCAGCACCATCTTCGTAATCTAAAGCAATGATCGAACCTTTGGGCGTTTGGATCTTAGGCAAAAAATAATTGAGCATATTAGCTGTTTGCATCGCATTTCCGCCTGTTTCCATCCACACATAAGTGTGCATTCGTAATCTCATCGCGATCCCTGTGCCTATCTGTGAGCGATACGTCCATTGGTCATATAAACGACCATGCACTGAGCCACCGACCTGGGCAATGCTAAAAGTATCACTTGCTTGAACTTTCTGCGCACTTGCCCCTTGATAGATCGCAGTATCAGTGCCAAATTCACGCTCATCTGCTTTGACGTGATCAACCTGCACAATCTTTTGTACTGTGGCTGGCACTTGATCTAAATTTTGTGTCGCATTATCTACAATCGGACCAGTCAAAAAAAGAGTCGTTGTAACAGCGACTCCTAAAAGTAATTTTTTCTTGTTCAACTAAATCAGTCCTCCTTGTCTTTTTGTGGGTATTGTTTCAATAGATCCCGTTGCTTAGCATATGCTTGTTCTACTGCATTTACGATCACTTGTTCATCTTTTACGGTGAAACCTGCATCTAAGAGTGCCTGAGAAACAGCTTGGACCGCATGATTTTTCTTCATCGCACCGCTCAAGTACTCAGTCACTCCAAGTTTTTGAGCGGCTACCACCGCATCTTTTGCCAGTGGCTCGAGCACGTTAAAAATCGTACGTGCACGCTCATTTTTTCGGATCTCACTTCCAACATAAACGATCACAGCTGTAATGATCGTAATAAATAGTGTTACTAAAGCATCCATCATTTTTTATCTCTCCTTTCTAGTTTTCGTTTGAGCCTTGCATTTTCTTTTTTTAGTTCTTCTAAATCATCTTTATCTTCAGTTTTTTTGCGATTTTCGTGCGCTGTGATCCAAGCGACTAAAGCAGAACCCAGCGCACTGATAACCGCAACTAGTACTTGGTCGCTCATCTTGTCACCCTTTCGCCATGATCTCAGTTACCATTTCCGTTAGTACAAAAAAGGCGAAGATCCCTGGAAAGCCCACATAGACACCTACCAAAATATCCGTCATCGTAAATGACAAGAAAAATATTGACCATACACATGTCAAAAGCCCAGTCATCACAGGTCGATAGTATAGATTTTTTACATCCCACAACGCATAAACTAAAGCTACCGTACCGACACAAGCTAACATGAAAATAAACGGCGGGTCATCTAACACTTCAAGATATCCATACCCGTCTAAACTAAAGATCCCTGAACTTCGTTTGACAATAAAATAAAGTGCCAGAGCATATGTCTCCAACGCTTTAAACAACCAAAAACGATTCTTTTTTAAATTTTTTAGCATCATTCTCACCTTCTTACTGCTCCTAAACTCTCCACATCAGCATCAGACCAGATGCCTAATTCGTACATCACTCGAGCAAAATTAGGCTTACGCTTTAAACTGTCATTATTAGTGTCACGATTTCCAACAGCATTTGTCCAATTATATTTATGTGCATCTTGAATTGGATCGAGCACTTTGGTCGTCGGCGACCAGTAAATATAATCATCACCATCTCTTTTCACAAAATCTTCTAAAGTCAAAACCCCACGGGCACAATTTATAATGTTATATACTAATGGGTATGCTGCAAATTTATTTGCTAATGAGTTTTCAAAAGAATGTCCATAGCCGTACATTGAACCTGACGTAGGATAGTCTGGAAATTGAATACCACAACCGTTGTCAAACCAAATAGTCCACGGCGTAGTCGTTCTATCTAGTGTCCAAGTCGCCGGCGCTCGCCTCTTATTATAAAAACTTTGCTGAATATTACGGTCTAATGTCTGTACGCTGCTTACCAAATTATTGAATTGAATAGCCAGCTCGTTTACTGCATCTTCGCGGAATCTTTTTTCATCCCCAAGTCTTTTTTCAAAATCATTTCGTAAATTTCTATCAGCTAGTAAAGAATTTCTATTGTTAGTCGCAATATGTTCAGTTAGTTGTTTTACATGATCTAATATCAGTTGATCAAATTTGTCATCCAACGCTTTATCTTTATTATCAGAGTATGATTTTACTTTGGTCTCAGTATTTGAAATATCCGTTTGTAGAGCTGATTTAGCCTGTGAAAGTTTAGTTTCAAGCTCACTTTTGCTTTCTTGTAGCTTGTTATCAAGTGTATTTCGTACACCATCTATTCGTTCTACAAATTCTTCTTTAAGACTATCAAGATCTCTCAACGTCGCTAATGCAGCTGCATTGATCTTGATCGCAACGTTTTGATTAGCCAGTTGCAAGGCAAAATTGATCTGTAAATTAGTTCGACTCCCCCCTTCATAAGCATTGATATATTGTGGTTGATTAGCTTTGATAACAGCAAATAAACGTTCTTTACCGTCAACTTCAGCGATCAAAAAGACTGTGTTTAGTGTATAGTCATATCTAACATCATAGCCATCAAATAAGATTTCAAAGGCGAGCGAGCCGTCGCCCTTTGGTTCGATCTTATTCAACATAGTTTCTTGATCATGTGAAGCATTATTGTAATTTGTATCTGTTAAATCAACTAAACTATCCGAATTATACGCAGTCGATGAAGCAACTGCCTTTGTGATCAATAGATCTTTTTCGTTTGCGATCGCTTGGTTTAAAAGCTCTAATCCTTGCGTCGTAACGACTGTTTTAAATTTATCTGACATGATTTCTCCTTTCTAAGTCGCATCATAGATGATCGCATTATTTGTCCCTGAGATCACTAGCACCGTTGTTTTCGTGCTATCGATCAAGCGAACTTCATGGACTCGGATACCGATTGCGACTGTATTTTTTATGCGACGCATCAAATAATTACGCTCCCAATCCGTTTTAGCTACATCCAGTGGAATGTCGATAATACTGATCGCTAGTGGTTCATCTTCATGTTTAATAATCTTCATTCCTTTAACGTCAACATCAAAAGCATTCTTGATTGTTGTTAAAATGCCATTAAAAGTCGCATCACCACGTCTAGCAGCAATTTTTGATTTGAGCATTATCCGATAAAAGCGATCATCAGCTTGGCCACGCTTTTCGTTAAGTTTTTCACCGATCGCATCAAGTAACTTTCCGGAAGCTTTATCGATGCTTCGATATGTGGCTATTCCGTTAAATTCATCTCGAACATCTGATAATGACCAAGCAAAGAAACGCACCACTTTTTGCAGATTCTGGCCATATTCAGTATTGAAAGCACCAGTCAATCTGTGCATGTATTCTTTAAAGATATCTATCATTTTAAGATCACTCCATTATCTGCAACTTCAGCAGTTTCTAGATCGCTTAGTTCGATATCCTGCGCTGACACTTCAGTCTTAGATAGTCCGATCTTAACATCAGCAACGACAACGCCAGGAATGCTATAGATCCTTTGATACAGATAACTGTAGTAGATCATACTTCCCATACCGACCGAGCTAACATAGTCTTGTACTGCTTGTTTAACCTGTTCATCGCCGTCTTGCGGATAAGCATCTTCATTTTTAGTAAGCTTGATCTCAGCAAAAACAGCTCGCCGGACAGGAAAATCAAACTTGACTTCATGACTTTGACCAGCAATATCTTTGAGTGTTGTCACTTGAGTTCCCGCAGTCGTAACGCCCGCAGCAACCGAATTAAAGATAGCTTCAGCGATATCATCTTTATAACCACCATCCACAAAAATATGAATACTTTTAGCCGGTGTATTAGTCACATTGTCATCTTCCATCGTGTCATTTCGAACGATCCGCACGCTTCGAACACCGTTAACTTTCTTGATCGATGCAAGTACACCATTGTAGGGTGATGATGCCGTTGCTTCATTGGCTAATGTGATACGATTACGCAGATCTTCATCAGCTTCAATTTCAGCACCACCGATCATGTCGCTAATCTCGACATGTAAAATATTTTCAACAGGTGTTACTTGTCGAGCAACAAAGATCCCATCCTTGTTATATTTTGCGCCGAGATCATAAGCATATAAATAACGACTCGTTCCGATCCCGATATTATCAGTTCCATGCGCTAAATTGCCTACATTATTGAGACTCAGTGTTTGCTTTCCTGTGTCCTTTAAAATAATATCTTCAGTCGTTACATACATCAGTTCATCACTTGTTTTAAATAGTGTGCCTGCTGGGACTTCATAACCAGCTACACCATAAATCTTAACGTTACCGATCGCAGTTTGCGCCGGTTTGCGTGTGATCCCTGCGTTAGCTGCTAATTGATCTAAAGTAGTTCCGACCGCTGAGTCGACAAATTGCGAATTATAGACAACTTCAGCTAATTGATGTAGTTTATCTAAAAAATAGGCGTGTACTCTTATCAGAATACCGCCTACAGAATGCGTATTGATCTGTGCGTTTTCACCAAACAACTCACGCCATTTATCACCTAGTTCTTGAACTAGCTCTTCATAACTTGGACGAGAAAAGCCGTTTTTATCAATCATCTAAAGCCACCTCCATTTCAATAGTTTCCGAATTTTCAAGCGTGGCTACAAAGCTGATATAAAGCTTTCTGCCAACAACATCGATCTTATTGACGATCACACTCGCTACACGCTCATCTTGCGTCAGCGCGTTATTGATATTACTAGAAACGTAATTCAAATCGTAGTCTTTACCGATCAGCATTCTCTGATCAAGGCCCATCCCTAGATCAGCAAAAAATTCTCCTTTACGAGATTTGAGCAAGATCATCAATGCTTGTTTGATCTCGTCGATTTCTGACACTAGTTGCAAATCCTGGTCAAAATCAAAATCTCCGTCGTTAGTCATCTTGATATCGATCATGCGAACACCTCCATCACCACAGCATCATTTAAGTTGTGCATTCGTTCAGAATCTAGCTTAAACTCATTAGCCGTTCCATCCCAGTTAACTAAAGAGCGATCTAAAAAGACAACCCCGACCACACTGCCAACATCAATAAACATCTGCGCTGATTTGCCGACAACGACATTCATCAATAGCGCACGTTTAGTCCCGCTAGCGTTTAACGCTAGAGGTTGCACACTGGCTCTGGTGCGATCATCATTCAAAGCTGTGACTTTTGCTAAATGGCAAACGTGAAGGTTAGCATTGATGTTATTTACAAGCTGTCTTACAAATTTTGTATCATTATCACGTAATACCATTAGTTTTCGATCCCTTCAAATTCAGTTCGAGCTTCAGTCCCGTTAAAAGTGTGCTCACCATTGATTACATACATTCCATGCGTCAAATATTTACTTTTGACATCAACACGTGAAAATGTCGTCAAATGGTAATTTAAGATGCTCGTACAAGAAAAACTCCAATGCCCGTAACCATCATCATCGTCTTCATCTTGCCAATCATCATCACGACTGGCTACCGTCGGACTACCGATTAAGCCAGTTTGTGGCGTCAAGCTGAATAACTCAGCATTTCTACCCGCAAAAACAAAAGCAAAAGTTAAGCGTCCACGCAGATAAAACAAACTTGTTTTAGTTTCGGTGGCTAGCGAGCTTAAGATCTCCATCGGATGACCTTCAGCAGTATATTCTTCTTCAAAGCGTTTGTTCTTATTGATGCTAACAAAATCAAGTTGCATCCCAGAACGGCGCGCAACTTCTTTAATGATCACATCTGCATACGTACCGGCAGCGAACGTGATATTTTGTTTAGGCAATCTAGTATAGTCTTGTCCTTCAAGAACACGTAATACATAAGCTGTATCAGCATCTTGCAACGTTGGTGTAGTTGTCCTAAAGATCGTACCACTCAATAACAGCCCTGTATCTCCATGATATCCAGCAAAAAGTTCCACTTTATCACCTTGTCGAATACTGTTGAAATGTCCCGGATTAATGTTGAATAGTGTGATCTCAGCGATATGTTTTTCTGAGTTGCTAGAAAACGGTACTGTGAAGTGGATCTCAGATGATTTAGCATGATTTTTGTTGTATTGAAATTCGATCCTGCCAGTTCGAGTGTGAACTCTGACCAATATCTCAAAACCAAATTGTGCTTTACCCATTTAATCCACCACCGAATCTATATACAAAAATACCGTTTTGCCAAAAGTTTCTCTGTTGACTACTCGAGTAAGTCCCGATTCATCCATCGGAACCAGATCTATCGACGGCAAACGATAATCAGTATAGTCACTCCAAAGGCGCTTGCCATAAACAAGCTTTTCGCCCAAAATAATTGGTTTGCCTTCGATATCATATAAGTCAACAGTGTAAAAATCACCGACTTCATTGTAATTGATCTGCAGACTGCAGTGATAGTTTCCAAACGATGTATCAAACATCATCGGTAACTGATCCAGTCGCAGTTCATACTTGTATCTTTTTGACATTACTTGACCCTCGCTCTCGCACCGATCGGAATTCTGCGATCTGGCCATTTATTCCAATTTCGCAATGTTTGGATAGGCGTACCATACTGCTTCCACCAGCCCCAATAAGTGTTACCGGCAACGACTGTGACCCATAAACCAGGCGGTGAAGGTGGCGTAATTGGGCCGACGTGCTGAACACGAACAAAGCTAGATTGGACAGTCTTAGCTTCTTTGAATTTAATGCTGACTTTGATCGCATTTTTAAAGCCACCTTCATCGTAGTCTTTAGTAATATTCTCTAAGATCAGATCACCTTTATAGATAGCACCGTGCCAAAAAAGAACATTGCCGGCAAACTGCCAAGTTATGAGCTGTAGCCATTTGTTGTTGATATCGTTGTGATCTTTTCCAAAGATAAGACCTGCCATCTCCCATTCAATGCTTTCGCGTTGTGTGTGGTCGATGATCGCATCACCAGATTGTATTGAGTACTGTGCTACTTTATTTGTGATCGATTCTTTTTCGCTTTCAGCAAAGATCTCGATCGTTTTCTTTCCGTCGGTTAGTTTACCCATGCTTGCCACCTCCTAAACTTCAGTTGCTGGAAATTGTTGTAATAACTTTTCACCGATAGCATTAGCGATCACATTAGCTAAATTTGGATCATCACTCTTACCATTAACGGTCACATTGATATTGAATGTGTTGTTGTTAGTCGTTGAGTTTTGAACGTTAGTATCGCCTTTTTCGACCACTGTCTTTTGTCCCGGCGTACCTTTGGCTAATTTACGCAAGTTAGGCATTTTCAGATCAAAAGAAGGTGTACCTTTTTCAAGCTTGAACATCTTCTTTGTGTCTTTAGCATTCAAGACTTGCGTTCCTTCTTCGAGCGGAACATACAAGTTTCGTTGCTTTGGAAATAGCCCGACTAGGCCGTTCTTAAGCTTAAACGCTTCGACAAAGTCAGTGCCTGGCGCATCGTTGACAAGATACATTCCTGCTTTAGCACCACCATTTGAAGCCCAACTACCGCCACCAGCCGGACTACTTGTGGTATTGCCAAAGCTTGGCGTGCCGGTCCAAAGTTTATTGAATGCACTTCTTGCTCCTGGAGTCCCAGCAGCTGCGTTACCGTTCTTTTTGACGTTAGCTGTGATCGTAACTGTCTTACTTCTGACTGCGTTGATCGCACTGACTAAAGCTTGAACTTGACTAGTCCCAGAAACGTTAGCTAATGCTTTAACAGCTTTATCCTTTAAGTTATTGATTGCTGAATGCAACCCTTTAACTTTATCCGTTCCCGTTACTGTCCCAGTCACTTTTGCGTTTTTATCCTTGACTTGTTTGATTGCTCCAGATAACCCTTGCACCTTACCTTGACCTGAAGCCTGCGCAGTGACTTTAACATTCTTACCTTTAACTCGCTTGATGTTAGTGTTTAAAGCACCTAACTTAGCACCACCAATAGCTGAAACACTGACTGTTGCTTTCTTATTCTTAACTTTGCTGATATCTTTACCGATCGCACGAACTTTATTCTGTCCGGCCACGCTTGCAGTAACTCTTGCACGTTTATTCTTAACACGCTTCATATCAGAACTAAGACGTTTTAGCTTAGCTTGACCGCTTACGCTAGCAGTGACCTTAGCTTTTTTGTTTTTGATCTTTTTAAGATCTTTATTTACCTTGGCAAACTTGCTTTGGCCAGACACACTTAAAGCGACTTTGGCCTTTTTGTTTTTAAGCTTCTTGAGATCTTTTGTGGCCTTAGTGATCTTTTTTTGACCTGATACATTCAAAGTCACTTTAGCTTTTTTGTTCTTCAGCTTCTTAAGGTCTTTATTTGCCTTACCCAGCTTCTTTTCACCAGATAATTTGATCGATGCTTTAGTTTTCTTGTTCTTCAACTTTTTCATCGATGATGCAGCTTTTTTAAGATCTTTTTGACCTGAAGTTTTGATTGCAACTTTGGCCTTTTTATTTTTGATGCCTTTCATCGACTTATTAGCCTTTACTAGTGCTTTTGCCGACTTATTAGCGTTAGCCAAAGCTTTTTTACTGCTATCCGATCCAAAGTTTTTACTCTTAGACTTAGAAGTTTTGGCTTTCGGACCTGGCTTAGTCTTATCTAAAGCTTTTCTTGCTTTGGCTAGATCCTGACTAGCTTTAGTAGCTTTCTTAGCGTTATCGGCTTCTTTCTTACGATAATTTGCAGTCTTATCTGAAGCTTTCTTTGAGCCGGAAGTTTTTTTGTGACTACCATTTTTACCAGAATTTTTCTTAGGAGCACTTTCTTTCTTAGATGCACCCGTTTTTTTCTTTGGCGCTTTATAAGCTTCGCCATTATGATCTTTGTATTCCTTTTTAGCTTTATCGAGAGCCTTTTTAGCCTTATCAGCTTCTGACTTGGCTTTTTTGTAGTCTTTATCTTGGTCTAAAAGTTCTTTAGTGCGACGTTTAGCTTCTTTTTCACGCTCTTTTTTACTCTTACGTCCAGAAATTATTCCTTTATTAACATCTTCTAGTTGCTTTTTATAGACTGCGTTTTCAAGATCTTTAACTTTACTACTTTTTTTCTCAGCTTGCTTACTTGCCGACTTGACTTTGTTCGTATCGTCTTTTTTGACTTCTTTAGCAAGCTCTTTTTCCCACTTAGAAATGCCATCTTTGTTACCACTTGCGATTGCATTATCAAGTTCCATTTGAGCTTCTTGTGCCTTATCAGAAGAAGACTTAGCTGCTGCTTCCATCAACTTGTAATTCTTCTTGGCTTGTGCCTTATAACCTTTTGCAGCTTCCTGTGGGTTTTCGGCATCAGCACTCATTGCGCCAGTATAAGCATCTTGCCATTGCCGACTGTTGATTCTATCAAGCGCTTTTTGCTGAGCTTCAGATATTTTTTGACCTTCTGTTTTTTGTGGCTTTTTACCGTACTTCTCATTGTACTTACCACCAAACCACTCACCAGCTTTGCCACCTAACCAGCCACCAAGTGCACCACCAGCAATCGTCCCTAAAGGACCGAGTGCTGATCCAGCTGCCATTCCGATTGTTGCACCAACACCAGAACCAACAGCGCTACCAACGCCTTCATGACGTTCGCGTGATCCAGATTTAGTAGTAGCCATAACATTCAGAGCATCGAGACCAGAAAAAGCAGCATTCAGCATTGGTGCTCCGCCTTTCAAGAAACGACCGGCACCAGCAATTCCACGACCTAATGCGCTCGCACCGCGTCCCATTGCGCTAGCTCCACGACCAACAGCTGAACTAGCAACTGTACTGCTCAAATTACCTAAGTTGATCAGTGCTTTACCCTTGAAAGTATTCCAACGACCGCGACCACTTCGAGTAGTTTGAGCAAGTTCTAAAAGGTCTGTTCCTTTTGCAATAAGAGCGTTTGAGCGTGGTGTGGCTACAACTGTGCGCCCGGTATGATAACGCCCCATACGTGTTGTTTTACCCGGTACATAATCCATTCCCAAGTAAGGATTGAACTCACCTTTGAATGCTCCCTTACCCCTATGTGGCTTCTTGATTCTACCATTCTTATCACGATAGAAAGTTCCGCCGTTACCATCAGCGTAATCAATGACGTTACCTGCATTATCAAGAATTGGTGATCCCGCTTTTGTTCCAGTTGGACCACCTTTACCATTCACACCTGTTCCAGGTCCGCCAGAAGCAGCGCTATTCATTTTGTTAGCAGCTGCCATCATTTTATCGGCGGCACCGTTCATTTTAGACGCTGCAGTCATCTCTGGCGCTTTGATGCCGGTGATTTTAGAGATGATCCCACTTAGACCTTTACCAATGACCGGGATCTTACCTAAAATACCCATAATAGGCTGAGCTACCTTTTGTGCGATCCCTGCCATTCCTGGCACCTTACTTAGTCCCCGGATAGCTACTAAAAAGGCTGTAGCTTTACCGGAAGCATTAGATAAGCTTTCACCAATTTCGTTGAACTTTTTGCTGGCGCCTTTTGGAATATGCTTGCCTATATCTTTAGCGAGACCTTTGACACTGTCATATCCTTCTTTGACGCCTTTACCAATGCGCTTGACCTCATCAACAAAGCCTTCTGCGAATTTGCTAGCAAACGGTTTTGTCGCATCGGTTATTGACTTACCAATATCATAGACTTCACGACTTGCTTTTCCGATTGTCTCAACAACTTTAGTAGACGACTTAGCAAGACCTTCTGCCGTTTCAGCCATCTTCTTTTCATTGGTAAAGAAACCACTCAACCTAGAAAACAGCTTACCATCGCCACCAAAAGCCTTATTTAATTGTTCAGCCATTTTCGACAAGTAGTTTCCGGCAAGGAATTTAGAACCATTCTTCATCGAGCGAATAACACCTTCTAAAGAATTGTTCATGTTTTCAGACGCGTTCTTTACCCCGTTTAAAGATGCCATCATATGAGTCGCATTAACAACATCTTCACCGGTAAATTCACTGTATTTGTTTTCGCCTTGCACCCAGTCATTGCCTGTACGTTCCTTAAATGCTTTCTTGATGAAATCATCATACAACGGATTAGCTGCTAGCAACTGTTGCATCCGCTCTGATGATAGTGCATTTTGGTCTAAAGATTTGGCTACAGCTTGCACAAAGTTCTGCATTTGTGCGTCGTTTAATCCACCGGCGTCTTGAAGATTGAGCATGTCTTTTGTAAGCATCATACTCTTCTTTTTATCGCCAGCAGTTGAAACTTCTTTACCTGTCGCATAAAAAGCTAAGGCCGCATCTGATACCATGCTATAGTCATTACCTGCGCTAAGTGCTAAGCCTTGCAGATCACGAGTCATCTTTTTAGAAAACTTTTGCGCCTCTTTAGCTGACATCTCATTACCTAAAACCTTAGCAACAGATTGCGCATTAGTTGACCAAGCTACTTGCGAAGTCTGTTGTTCTTTGATGTAATCAAAGCCACCAGAAAAGATATTTCGTATCCCTTGACCAGCTGACATGATCGCATTAGCCCCAAGATTACCAAGTGTATATGCACCTATAGCTTCTTTGAAGGCTGATCGGATCTTACCAGGTTCTTTTTCTTGTTGCTTGGCTACTTGAAGTTGTTCTTGCGCTGCACGTTTTGAAGCTTGAGCTGCTTGTTCACGAGCTTGTGCCCCTTGTTTAGCAGCATTAGCACTTTCTTTTTCAGCCTGAGCAACTTGCTTAGCAGCATTAGCTAATTCACGTTCAGCACTCGTTGATTTTTTGATCGAAGCAGAGAGATTATCTGCATCCCGATCAGCCAGCTTAAGTCCTTCACTGATTTTTCTACCAGCCATACGCCCATCGATTTGACTAGCGCGTTTTAGCTCAGCATTCAATTGATCAGCTTGATTTTTAGCTTTGGTCAGCCCATCCGATGCTTTCGTTCCAATATCAGTCAAATTGATCCGATCAGCGTTTTTAAGCTCAGACGTAAGTTTTTCAGCAGCATTACCTGCTTTCTTTAGCCCTTCACTCGCCTTATCACCAACATTTGACAAATTGACATTCTTGACATCTTTTAAATTAGCTTCTAATTGCCTAGCTTCAACTTGAATTTTGTTGAGATCACTATACATTCCGCTAAAGCCACCAGAATTACCTTTGCCTAAAGAGCTTAGGGCTTTATCGATACTTTTTAACACAGACTCAGCTTTCTCAAGCTCAGATAAACCTGTTACTTTGATATTCGCTTCGATCGTTGCTTTATTCGCCATCTAACCCTAGCCCCCTCTGCAATTCTAGTTTTTTATTAGCAACTTCATTCAATAATTGGATCTCGGCCATGGTTGCCTTATCCATCTCAGCCTTAGTTGCGATCCCCATCATGACTGGAAACCACAACATTTCTTGATCTTCGAACTGTTTTTTGATGACCGTTGGAGATTTTTTAGCTAATCCGTTCTCCAAGAAATAAGTCCATAGCTTCGAATAACTCTTCTAAGCCTGGACGGTCGTTCATATCATCTAATTCAAGTTTTTCACTGACAACGATATTTTGTAGATATTCGTTATACAAGATAGATTTAGCGATCATCCCATTAGCCATACGTGCATTATCCAACATTTCATAGGCTTTCATCACGCCTGGAAATTGGAAAGTATACTTCCAGTCATAACCGTTTGCATCAGTAAAGATCCATTCTTCGTTATTACCCAAACGATCTACCTTTTGTGGTTCGATCTTACCTACAACTTTTGTTTGCTTTTCTTCTGCCTTTGTCATTTTCTTTTCCTCCAAATATTTTTTATTAGCTTAATGCTAAGAACACCCAAGGGAGTCGAACCCTTGAGTGCTGAATTTTCTATAATACTTCGACTTGCATATCGAGAACTTCGATCGTATAAGTTCGTTTTGGCGTTTCCTTACCAAATGCTGCGTCAGCTGGCTTAGAAATGATGCACTGTGTTCCAGAAATTTTTTCATAAGGTGTCGTTGCAACCAAAGCAAATACCTTGTTAGTGTTCGCCAATTGATTCAAACGTTTGTGATCAACTGAGTTTCCGGATAAGTTGACTGTGATCTGACCTAAGCGGTTGTTGTTGATCGCGATCGATGGCCAACCTTGAGCATCGACCGCTGTCCGGACACGCTCTTCTTTGACTGTGACATTGAACATATCTCCATCTTGGAAATTTTGTACTACTCGTCCATCGATCGAAAGATGAACATCTTTAGCATCATAGATATAACCTAATTCATTAGCCATTATGTGTTACCTCCTACAAATTGATCTGACCATTGACCGTGACAGAATGGATAGCCCCAGAACGGGTATAGCTAAAGCTCAAGCCATTATACTTGCGTTGCGCAATATCAGCCTGTGGCGTGTTTGCTCGTGAGACTGTCCGAACTTGGAACTTACCCGAACCCGTTTCTTCATTGATCAAAATGATCCCGTTTGCGGTCGCTTGGTTAAGGACTGTCGTCACCGTGGCATCGATTTGGGCGATACCTACAGCGTCAAACGTGATCTTACGTGAAGTCGATAAGAGTTTTTGTAACTCAGTCTCGATCGTTGCTTTGATCCAATCATCACCATGCAAGGAATCGATAAATTCACCCGAAAGCGTAAAACCTTCCGAAGTTTGTTGGATACCTGATTTTTCAACGTATGTGAAGATCTTGTTGGTATGAAGTTTTTTGATGTTCGTTACAGACAGATCGGTCGTTTCCACACCGCCAATTTGACGGAATTTCCAAGTGATAGAACCCACTTGCTCGTTACCTAAAGCACCGATCAAAGCCCCGGCACCAAATAACGCCTTAGCTTCAGTCTTGCCAGATGCGAATACGATCACACGCTTGACGCCTTCAAAACGGTCAACAAAGCTATCAAGCTTAGTCGTTACAAACTCTGTTGTCGCCGGAACTCCAACGACTGCAAAGCGTTCAGATTGACCGTCTAAATAGTTGGCCAATGTTACAACGTCTGTCTGTGCATCTTCACCAACTACTGTCGCAAATTCCCAACCTTCAGAGTAATAAGCTGCAGTTGCTGCTGCAATACTTTCTGAATATGTGATCACGACAAGCTTTTCACCGTGATATTTTTGCGCAAAATAGCCTTGTGCTACAGCTAACAAGTCTGTATTTTGAGCAAAATCTTCTTGCACGTCACCTAGCGTGTAATACGATTTGACGTCTGGTGTCTCACCTTTAGTAAAAATAGCCAACACACCCATGTTGACCGGTGTTGAAGGTTGATCCACATTAAGCTTTACTGTGATATCTGATAATGTTTCACTCATTTGTTATCTCTCCTTTGTTCAATTCAATATCTAAAATTTCGCCTGTTCCTTCGTCCACATAGCTTTCTTGCAAGCGTAAACGACAATCAAAGCCAGCCATATACGCATAAGCATTAGTCTCAGCAACTGACCGCAACTGTATTTCCATACGCTCTACTAAAACGATGTCTTGCTTTTCAAGTTCATCTTCAGTCAGCTGATCGCCAAACATTTCACGTAATTCATTGGCTTTGATCAAGCAATCTAGTTTTGATTTGTCATAAACGGTAAATGACAAGATAGCTTCAAACACACCGTCTTCTTCCAAAAAACTTTGTGGTAACTTTGGACTGATGATATCGATCGCAACATAAGGCGGAACAGGCACTTTACCATTCGCGTTCAGGTCGACCATCGTCAGTCCGAGTCGGTTCTGGATCAGCCGGCTGAACGTCCGATACAGAATTCTGTAATCGTAAGCTGTCACTTTCATTTTCCTCGCTTTGCATGTAATACATATAAACGTTTGAGTAATTGCTTAGATCTTGCACGTTGACGACGCGGTAGAACTTGCCTTTTTGTTTGACGATCGTCTGCGTTGGAAATTCATGCGTTGAAAGCCAGATCGCATTGTACTGTTCAATTCGTCCAACGTCTTTTAGCAAGCTAACAATCGAGTACTGACCAATCAAGTTATTTGGCACAAAAGGTTCAGTCAGCTCTACCGGCTCTGATTCAACACGCTTTGCTTCGCCATCGATCCACACTGTTTCATCTGATTTTGGATAGACTGTTAAATCGACCGCAAACATGTCTAAAACAGCTTTGAAATCTAAATACATTAGCTTTCCCTCCAATCGATCGCACCATACATTTCGCCCGTATCAATAAGCGTTTTGCTATGACCCTTTTTAGCGATCGTTCCCGGAGCGTTTGGAACAAAACCACCAGATGCGATCGTACGTTGGATACTCATGACCATAAACTTACCAAGCCGTTCACCGATATTTTCAGCTGGACCACCTTCAAGAACTTGAGTAACGAATGGAGCAATAAAATTCGCATACCGGGCTTCATTTTCGTAAAGTGCAGTACGCAAAAAAGGACGTGCCGGTATTCCTCGACTCGTCCCATATTCATTCCAAATTGCTTTCTTTTCGTTCATCCCATCAAATAGTCCAGCCTCAATAGTTTTACCATCGATTTTTTTCAGTTCAGCGATCGTCTTATCAAGTCCAAAATCGCCGGTCACACTTCCTGTGATACTAATATCCATAGAAGCGATACATCGTTTCGTTCACGTATTGATCCCGTGCAGAAGGTGTATATGTGAACTTCAAGATTTTACCTGGTTTTAGCTTATTTTGGTCAAGATAATCAATGCTATTGCATCGACGGATCCAAGCATTAGTCACACCATATTTTTCAGCGATCAGCCAGATCTTATCACCCTTTTGAACTTCATACGGTTCTAAAGATTTTGGTGTTGGATAAGGTGGTTGCCAACGTGCAGCTTCCCAACGTTTTGTGACAAGATTGTAAAAACTAACTGGTCCTGGAACTCGCCCATAAAGATCTTTAGGCGATAATTCTTCAGGTGTTGGTTTTGGTTTGACTTCATTTTTAGGCTCTTCTTTTTCGATTTGAGCCGTTTCTTCTGGTGGTGGCATAATTACACTCGGTGCCGTTTCTTCTTCAGCAGACTCAACGATAGGGGCATCTGTGTTGATTTCTGTCGTTTCGATTACTTTTTCTTCTTCACTCATTATTTTTCACCTCACAAAAAACGAATCGAACTAGTATTTGTCTTGAGCGCTCGCTTCAGTCGTAAATACTCAATTAAATAATCATCACTACCACCACGATCAAAATATTTAACAGTCAAGACTGCAGCTGTTTGCTCTTGGATATTTGAATTTTCATTACTTGCTACATGACAAAAATGCGCCGTCAAATACGTCGCACCCATAACGATATTTTTTTCTGTAAAACCATCATCTTCAGCTTGATTCAAAGCGTCATCGATGAAACTGTCCAAAATATTTTCGTCCAATTTATCAACGATCGCTTTTATGTTTGGAAATAAGTTAAGACGGGTCTTGATCGACGTCTTCATCTCTTCTTTCATCGATATAGCCCCCTTCGAGCAATTCTTTCAATCTCAGCTTGGTAGTAGCTCCAGCATATGGTTTGTACGGGTAAGTGTCACCTTCCCAGTAAACATGCTTTTCGCCATTCTCATCAACTGAGTTCAAGTTGCTGTCAGTAAAAGCTTCAGTTACCACGTAAGCCATTAGACTTCACCTGGCTTCTTTCCGGTCGTACCAGTTGTTTTCTTTTGCTTACCGATACGCTTATCTTCATCAACGTTTGTCACTTCGTTATTAACTTCTTTGTTTTCAGGTGCACCAGTCATACCAGCCTTGCCTGTCACATCAGAGAATGTCACCTTGACGACTTTTGTCGGGTCGTAAAGATATGGAGCGTAGTAAGATGTCGCATAGATGTCTGTCCGACGTAGTTTTGGTACACGATCAGGTTCGACCTTGACCCCACGCTTCATCATCAGCTTGATCGCTGGTTTATTGCCACCATCGACTTTGACAAGGTAGGCTTCGTTGGCGTCTAATTTACGCGAACGTACTAATTGCACACCTAAGATATCGCCGTAAACACCTTTAGTCAAAGCATCGCTACCTAATTGTGTACCACGCAACCAATCTTTACCAGCTTTCAAGCGTAATTGTCCCGCCGCTTTTGGCGAAACTAGCAACACGATTCGACTATCATCTTCATCATTGTAGATATCTAATGCGTCTTGAATACCATCAACAGTAGCTGTGACAGAAACATTTTGGGTCGCACCTTTCAGAGTTGCTAAGACATCATTATCGACTTTGTTTGCCATTGCTTTTGCGATCTGTGAAGATAATTCTCCGTAAGGATCACCATATCCCGTAAGTAAAGCTTGGTCAGTGATCGAACCACCCTTACCGATTTCTTTGATCGTTGCTGCTTTAGATCCATAGGTCAAGCTAGACGTTTCGATCGGTTCGCCTTCCTTGACGTCTTGTGCATCTCCGATGTAGTTCCAAGCTGGAAACTCCACTGTCGTCCCTGGACGTCCTTCTAGCGTACTATCAACTGCAGCTAAGCCTGTAAATTTCATTTGTGCTGTCAATTCAGCTGGGATCATATCCGCTAAGACTTGCGGATCCAACATATCTTGACTATAAGTTACTTTATCTGCCATTGCTTAATTCCTCCTAAAATAATTTTTTGACCAAATCCTGATACAATTCCGGTTGCTCTTTTTTAAGTTCTAAGCGTTCTGTGTATGACATGCGTTTGAACTCGTCTAAAGTAGCTATCTTTTGACCACTCCCAGACTGTTTAGGTGCGCCAGTGCTAAAGTCTTGACGTCGAATCTCACGAGCCTTTGATTCAACTAACTCAGCAAATTTATCGATACGCTCAGATGTTTTTTCAGCCGTATCAGCTACTACCAGATCTAAAACATCCTGATCAACTGAGATCCCTTTTTCTTTCAAGATCCCCATTGCTGTTTGTTCCATCTCCTGACGTTGCACCTTAGCACGAAGCTGTTCTAATTCTTCGTCTCGTTTTTGATCTTCATACTTTCGGCGTTGAGTTGCATTCATCTCTTCGAGTTTCTTTGCTTCGTCTTGTTCGGCCTTAACTTTTGACTTGGCTTCTTCAAAGAGTTCTGAACGCAGCTTGTCTTTACTGCGCTTGACACGATCTTTTACGATATGGGCGACTTCACTTTGGGTAAACATCTTTTCTTGTTGCTCAGATGTTTGCTCTTGGGAAGTCTCCTGTACATTTTGTTCTTCTTGATCCAAAGCGGATCCCTCCTTTTTAAAGTTTTGTTTGACTGTTTTGCCTTGCAGCTT